GTGTCAAACGCTTTGAGAGCGCTGTCTTGAGATCTACCAAGTATCCGTAGATGTTGCTCTTTGTGAGGGCAATAGCTACTGCCGCGTATGCTACATAAGCAGCACCGGCTCCGATTGTGCCTCCAGTATATGCAACACCGTCAAGATCGATGATCGTGATTGAAGTTGCAGATGTGTAGGTAGCAATTCGGTAATACTTTGTATGGCCAGTTGCCTTGAAAGGCGATCCCACCATAGCCGCAGTGAATGTCGTTCCGGTTCCAGTTACCACACCAGTTGTCGCTGCGATTGCAACGGTTCCTGTTGAGTAGTTGGTTCCGATGGCATTCAAGCCGTGGACTTGCTTCCAAGCGTAACTAAGGATATCTGTGTCGATAAGTTCACTGATATCACGCTTAGAGTTTGATGCTTCGGTATTGATTGCATCAATATCGTTCTGCATCTTATCTACATCGTCAACAATAAACTTGAAGTAATATTGCTGATCGACGATCAATTCTTCCGAAGAAGGATTGAGGTCCTGTGTTGAAAGGGTCATTCCCTTTGTGTAAGCAGAAAGGACAAGTTTCTGTGCTGTTCGAACGACTACACGGTCTCCAGCTTTTTTGATCTCCCCTTCATAGTCGGTATTCGCGATCTTTGTGTAGAGAGTCTCATTCCAGAGAAGCTCAACAAGTTTCAACGAATACTTTTTTGGAGTGAATGGAGAAAGGACATTACTCATAAAATTATTTGTAAATTAGGCTCAATAATGCCCTGGAGCTAGATAGATTTACTCTTGAAGCTGTCCTGCGGCTACTTGTGCATTGTATTCTTTCGAACGCGCTGCAAAGGCTCTAGGATTAGTCTTTCGGAGATGTTCCCAGTCATCGATGCTCATTCCGCTTTGTGGAGCTTTCGGTCCGCCTCCGCCTCTTTCGAGATCGATGCGTGCCTGTTTTTCGCGCTCTTCCGAAGCGCCTCGCTCTCTAGCAGTGTCGAAGAGATAAGACTTCGCGAGCTGCGTGAGTATTTCCTCGATATTGTCAGGGACATTATTCGGTTGAAAATACTTGCTCTTGAAATTCTCTTTTTCTTTGGTGAGATCTTCACCGAACATCGGAGCAATGCGGTTGAAGGCATCGTCCCACTTCTGGCCATTGAAGGTCTGTCGTGCAAGGGCAACGCCAGGATCCTTATTCAACATGGAAACTACGCGGGCTTCCATAGTTCGAAAGATGGCTCGAAGGTTCGTTTGAGTATCTGCATCAAGAAGATCGAAGTTGGGTATAGCTTTTTCAAAATCTTCCAGGGTTTCTGCTTTCGCAGCAGCCGCTTCAAGTTCTTCTTTCGAAGGTTGAGGCGGTTGAGACTCTCGAAGCGCTTTCATTTCTTCCGCAGTTTTAGCCGCGAATTTGTGAAAACCTCGAGTGCTTGCATCATGTCGGTCTTTCCAAAATGTGCTTGCTTGTTCGGGAGTGAGGGCGTCTATATTGACACTACCGTCGGCTTTTTTAGGATAATCCGCTTCCTTCCGTTCCAATTCGGCTTTTGCTTCGACATCATCGAAGTTGTCCGGGTTTGGGTTTGGGTTGTTTTGAGACATAAGTTTTTGATCCGTTCCTTTTGAGGGGGTTTGGAAAAAGTTAGTCGAATAAAAGTGCTACTACTCTGTCGGTGCTGCGTCTCCTTCCGGAGTCACATCACTTGATCCTGCTTCCGCCTTCTCTGCTTCTTCCTTTCGGAAGGCATTGATGCGATCGCATAGATCCTGCTTTGTGCCGCTTGTGTCGAGATTGCTCTCGGCTGCAAGTGCCTGGAGTTCAGGGAGAGAATGATCTTCCTTTTTTACAAGGCCGTCATTTTCATCGCTAGGAGGTGTTTGATTTGCATCATTTCCTTCTGGCTCCCCTGCTCCTGCGTCTACGCTCTCCGGTATTTCATCTCCGGTGATCGCTGCAAGCTGTTCTGCGGTCAAGTATTCAGATCGAGCAAGTGCGAATGCTTTGTCCTCCGCATCGAAGATTCCCTTCGAAAGAAGTTTCGCGATCGCTTTGTCTGTATCCAGCCCGTCATAATCTTTATATGCCATGTGCGTGTTGAAATTATGCTGATAAATTCGACTCGATAGCAATTCTAGCATTGCGTGCTTGAATGTCCGGGCCATCGAGAAAGTTTTTCACTTTCTTCGCGAGTCGAAGCTCAACAATCAAGAAGTCTCTCTCTTTGTCGGAGAGATCTTCCTTCGTGAGCTTGTCCGTGATCTCCTGGAAGGTTGATTCCCAGAATGCTTTGACATCATCATCGGTTAGTTTTCTCCCGATGAGCGTCTCTTCCATTTGAAGATATGTTTTCTTCTCTTCATCGGAAAGGCCGTAGTAGTCTTTGACTCCGATTTTCTTTAGCCATCTTCCGAGAAGAATTTTTGCTTGTATAGACATAGATTATTTTGTTGCCATTTCTGCGGCAATGGCTGCCGGATCCATTCCGGGGATCTGATTATTTGGCGGAGCGGTAATATCTGCACCACTTGAGGCCCCTCCTGGAGCGCCAGTAGCTCGTGCGGCAATCTGATCCTCTGCATCCTCGACCTGTTGGATCTCATCCGGCTTCCATCCGAGAGCTTCAAGCATCTTTCGTTTAGCAATCTTTTGAGCAGCCGGATTTGACTGAAATGCTCCTTGAACGAATTGAGCTTTCTGGAGGGACATGTTGTCTTCGGCATCTCGTTCGCTCTTTAGCACCACGCGGATATCGAAGCCGTCCTTTGTTTGCCAGTCGTGAGGATAGATATCCTTTGGATAGTATTCATCGTCCGGTCCTTTCTTGTAGAGAGTGATCTTTCCTTTGGCATTTGCCTTGAGGATCTCATAGAATTTCCATCCGAATTCTCTCCATGCTGCACGATAGTTTTTCGCAGTAACAGCGAGGCGTCCTTGTGATGCCTGGAGATTGATCTTTACTTCTCCGAGCGTTGTCTGTCCCTTGTTGTCGAGGCCTTGCTCGTTTGGAGTGATAGCCACGGAAGACTGAATAAGCTCTTTGAGGAATGACAATTCTTCCACGGTTCCCTGCAATGGCTCGATACGCATCTGCTGCATGATCTTGTTAGGATCTCCCGGTATTGGATACATTCCGAAAGGACGAGGATCCACTGCGTTTGGAGTGAATTTCTGATTTGTTGAGTCGTAGAAGAACATTCCGAAGTTTCGGTATGTTCGGTTCTCGAGCATCTGTGAGACATAGACATTGGCGATCTTGTTGAAAGTTCGCACGCTGTCCGCCTTGCCATCGCTCCAGGGATCATTGATATCTGGATCATCGGCCCATGTGATGAACGGAAGGAATTCTACACCGATCGCATCCTTGAGAGGCTTCTTGTAAAGCACGGCAATATCCGCAGCATTGACGATGAGATGTCGCACGAATTTCTTCTTGCCTTCATCCCAGATATTCTTATAGCTTTCTTTGAGTTCGACAATGACATCCTTCGCACCAAAGGCATCGAAGTTGTTGACACCAAGAACACGGAGACGCTCTTCACGGCGTTGCATCGCTTCGGCATTCTCTTCCTGTTTGAGGATCCCTTGCTTTGAGTCGAGATACATCACGAGCTTCTGCTTTTCCGCAGAGTCGAATTTATCATTGGCAAGAATAGTTCGAAGTGGGCGGAAGATATGCTTGTGATTCAAGAAGTTCGCGGATTCAATATCAAAAGGGTTACACCTTGGATCTAGCTCGATGTCATACGGATCGATGATATCTACCCACATGCAATTATCAATGACGCTCCATCCTATTTTCTTGAAGCATCGTCCCTGGAGTCCGACAATCTTCTTCTCCTGGTTGTCTAAGATCTCGAGCTTGAGCTTGTCGTAGTAATACAAATAAACTTCGTTGATGATGATCTCGGCACGCTTTGCGTCATTGTCTTTTCCTTTGGCTTCATATTTCAAAAGAGGCGGTTCGTCGATCTTTGCAATCCATGTCTGGACCGTTTCTCGAACGATCGGAAGATTCACTGCCTGGCGTTGTGTGAGCCTGTTGGTGACAATCTTATCGCGATAGAGCAAATAGTTTTCATCCCATTGAGGATGGCGACGAGACTGCATGTCGAATGACATTTGTGAGTCGGCTTTGATGTATGCGAGCAGTTGATCGTTGGTCATAGTGATGAAGATTTATAAATTATAAAAAAAGTATACCAAGTTGAGCGGACATATCCGAGCTAAAAGTTC